TTATGTTAAACAAGGCGCAGTTAAAAGATGGAGCTGATAAAGTAGGTATTATCGTAACTGCAAAACCTTCAAAGAATCGTTTTGCAAAACCAACACCAATTAAGTTTCATTTAAATTTTAGCGAAGGCATGAACCCATATGTTGGATTAGAACAATACGCTACTTGGGATATTTGCGGAATCACTAGAGGTACTATTGAAAAAGGTGTTAAAGTTCCTAAGGCAACTGCAAGAGGTTGGATCTGTGAGCATCTGGATGAAGTAGTATCAAACTCAGATTTCTTTACATCAAAGGTATTTACCAAGGAAGTAATGGAAAAGATTGATAAGCACATTCAACCACTATTTAATTATAATTCAGAATCAGCAACATTTGACATTGAAGGATTATTAGAAGAAACAGAAGACTAATCTGACATATAACCTTTAAATAAGAAACATATGCAGTTTGGACAAGACTTCGAGAAAATATTCTTCCGCCTTTCATTAGAAAAACCAAAATATCTTCAATCCATAAAGACCGGATATTACACATCCGAAGAGATAGATGTATTAAGTTATCTTGCTAATAAATTCTATGTTAAGTTTAATGAGACTCCTGGTAAGGACCAATTAAAACTACTCGTACAGAATTACAAGAAGGCTAAGGAAAAGATAACCGACGGTATTTTAGATGTTATTTTTGATGTTAACCTAGATAATTATGATGAAGAGTGGTTAACAAATACCGCAGAATCATGGATTAAGTGGAGAACGTTTGATACGTCATTAATTGATACTATTGAGTTTATTAAGACAACTCAAGTAACTCCTGAAAATGCAGATAGCATTATTCAAAAGGTAAAAGGTCTAATTAACGATAGAAATAACATTACATTTAATTCTGACTTAGGATTAGACTTCTTTAATGCGGAAGATCACGATCAAAGAGAGGCAGAAAAGGTAAGCTCAGGCTATAATTTCATAGATAGAGTATTAAGCGGAGGTTATGATAAAGGTGGTAACTTAGTAGTGTATGCTGGAGAACAAAACATTGGTAAGTCGATTTATTTGGCAAATGATGCTGCTAACTTCGTAAAGATGGGTACCAATACTGTAGTTATTACTGCAGAGATGGCCGCTCATAAATTTGTAAAACGTATAGGTTCTAATCTACTTTCAGTAAATATTAGCGAATATGCAGAGAAGGCAAAAAATAGAGAATACATAAAGAGAAGGCTAGAAACAGTAGGAGATGGATTTACTCCACCTGGACAGCTTTTTATTAAACAAATGCCAACTTCACAGGCAACAGTATTAGATATTGATGCATACATTACACAGATTGAAGAGGAGAAACAAATTAAGATTGGAGCTGTAGTTATTGACTATATTAATATTCTTTCAAACTATAGAAATCCAAACAGCGAAAATACTTACTTAAAAATTAAGCAGATTGCAGAGGATTTAAGAGCGATGGGGCAAAGACACGATTGGTTAATTGTAACGGCTACTCAAATCACAAGAAGCGGTTATAATTCAAGCGATGTTACAATGAGCGATATTGCAGAATCTGCAGGACTTTCTCACACTGCCGATGTTATGATGGCTATCATACAAGACGATCTAATGCGGGCAAACGATGAATACTGGCTTAAAATCTTAAAGATGCGAGACGGTGAAGGAAAAGGAACTAAATGTAAGTTGAACATTAATTGGAATTATATGCGATTAATAGAAACTGACGAAATAACTAATAGTAATCTACACGGAATATAATGATAAACAGAGATAAAATATTTGAAAACAACTTCGAATCTCCGGATTTTGAAATGTTACCCAACTTTTCTTTTGACTTAGATCCAACATGGAAGGACAATAGATCAGAAGAAGAAAAGATACACCAAGAGTTAATTTCTGGAGAGATTCACGAACTAATAACAAATTCTAGGTTTAAGGTCTTTAATGAAATAGACGAGCACGGTAGAAATACTAAGTTAAAAAAGCTTGAGATTAATGACGTATACGGATATATTGTAGACGAACTACTAAGAAATTACGGAAGAATCGATATTTTTAGCGAACTGTGCACCTACTTTGATATTAATCCTACTAAATTCTATAGTTCACTTTCCAACGTATATAAAGAGGATCTAATTGAAGAACTTGATAGAAAGACCGGAATCTTAAGCCAAAAAAACATTAAAAAGTTATTCTAATGATTGAAGCTGGCTCGAACAATAACGTAAAGCGAGTGTGGATCCTTGGGGATCTGCACTTTGGAGTGAGAGCAAATTCTCAGGAATGGTTAGACATACAGAAAGACTTTTTTGAAAATTTGTTTATTCCAACGCTAAAGAAGCATGTTAAGCCTGGAGATATACTCGTCCAGGTTGGAGACACTTTTGATAATAGACAATCAATCAATATTAAGGTACTAAGCTACGCTGTAGATATTTTTGAAAGGTTAGGTAAGATTTTGCCAGTCCATGTTATTGTCGGTAACCATGATATTTGGGCAAAGAAAAGCAATGACGTAAGTTCAATTGATAGTTTAAAATGGATTCCAAACGTTCAGGTATATAAAGAACCAAACCAATTTGAATGGAATGGAAGAAAGGTTCTATTAATGCCATGGAGAAGAGACGTTGATCATGAGATAGAAACTCTTTCAAACTTTCCGAATGCTGAAATAGTTTTTTGTCATTCTGAGGTAAGTGGACTCTACCTAAATGAAAAGGTAAAGAACGATCATGGTACAAGACCTTCAACCTATCGAAAATACACTAGAGTTTATAGCGGACATATTCATTACCGTCAAGAAAAAGAAAAGTTGTTAATGGTTGGAACTCCATATGAATTAACAAGATCAGATAGAGGTAATCAGAAAGGGTTTGACCTAGTTGATTTAGACAACATGGAAGAGACTTTCTTTCCAAACAATATATCACCAAAGTTTCTAAAGTACAACATCACGAAATTGTACGATGTTCCTTTGGGTGAATTTAAGGAAGAGATTAAAAATAACTTTGTTGATTTATTTGTACCGAGTAAAATTGCAGCTTCAAATGCATTAGGAGAGTTAATCAATAAGATTCAAAATGTTGGCCGTAAACTCGACCCGAACATCTATCAAGATGATGATATAATCGACAAGGATTTTCACGACCTTGACGAAGAGATATACAAAAACTATAACGTTTTAAATCTTTGTAACTCGTATGTTGATAATCTACATTATGACGACGACACGAAACAAAGGTTAAAATACAAATTAAAACAACTGCATGATCTTTGTGCATATAACCACGATATTGACAGATGAGAATAGATTCAATTGCATTTAAAAACTTTGCAAGTTATGGAAATAAAGTTCAGCAAATAGAATTTGAACAAGAATTCTCTGAGCTATTTCTAACACTTGGAAAGAACGGAGATGGAAAAACAACAATTGCAAATGCCATTATATTTGCACTGTATGGTAAAGTCGAAGGCGTAAAGCTTAGCGACCTACCTAATAGAATTAATCGAGAGCTATGGGTACAAATTAAATTAAAATGTGGATCGATTGATGTTGATATTGAAAGAGGACTTGATCCTGGTATATTTGTTGTAAAAATAAACGGGGTAGAGTTTGATAAGGCTGGAAAGAAAAGCGTACAAGAGTACCTTGAAGAAGAGGTCTATGGCATACCATATCATGTATTTAAGAACATTATTATTCTATCAATTAATGACTTTAAGTCCTTTCTAACGATGAATAATTCAGACAAAAAACAAATTATCGATAAGATGTTTGGTTTTTCTGTTCTTAATGAAATGCAACAAAAGATTAAAGAAGAGAGGAAACACATTAAAAACGATATTAGTTCGTACGATGCTGAGCTTACACAAATCATGGATTCTATATCTTCGGTTCGTTCTAAATTAAACACACTACTTGAAGAATCCTCACTGAAGAACAAAGAAAGAATTCAAGAGTTAAAGACAGAGCTTACATCATTAAACGAATCCGCAAAAGAGTTAAAAATTGAAAGAGACGATATATCTACGCAGATTGGAGGATTTAAAGAAACCTATGAAGACTCTAGGAGCGAGGCAAGCAAACTTAAACACGAGATCGAATATTTAAAAAAGAAGATTGATCTCTATGAAGGTGGAAATTGTCCAACTTGTGAAACTAAGCTAGATAGTGAGTGGCATTCACAAAAACTAGATGAATACAATGACCATTTAAAAGAACATGCAATTCAAATCAAGGAACAAAAATTGATAATGGATGATGCAAAAGTTAAGGCTGATGAACTGAGTAAACAAAAAAAGGATATTGAATCAAGAGCATCTCAAATTAAATGGGATATGCAATCAATGAAAAATGAGTTGGTTAAAATTAGAGAAACATCAGATAGCGATCAATTTGAGCACTTACAGAAATTAATTGACGACTTTGAAATAAAGGAGGCTGAAAAGTCAAAAGAGTCCAGTAAATTACAAAACGAGTTTCAATTTACAGAGATGGTTGAGACTATTTTAGGAGAAGATGGCGTTAAAAACTTGGCAGTTAAAACAATTCTTCCAGGGCTTAACACTAATATTGCAGCGATGACTCAAACAATGCACCTACCATTTCATATTAAATTTGATGAGAAGTTTAATTGCATTATCAATCATTTAGGAGAGGAAATTAACCCAATGACACTTTCAACAGGAGAGAGAAAGAAAGCAGACTTTATTGTCATCATTGCAATTATTAAGATACTAAAACTTAGATTTCCTCAGCTTAACCTATTATTTTTAGATGAGTTATTAAGTTCAGTCGATGCAGATGGAGTACATAATATTCTTAAGATATTAAGCCAGGTTATTAAAGAGAACAAAATAAATACCTTTGTGATAAATCACTCAGTATTACCCCATGAGATGTTTGATAAAAAAATTCAAATATACAGGGAAAATGGCTTCTCTAAGCTAGATATTGAAAGAATTGAGTAGATATATAATAAGTACATCGAAATATTATAAATAATAAATGGCAACATACAATCTTAAATTCAACAAGGACGACAGTGTAGTTCGACATATAATAGTAGGACTGCTTGCCGACTTGAACGATAAATTAAGTTTTCATCGCCAAGTATCAAATGAAGAAAGGGTTGAAGTAGACGTTCCATTCTATTATTCAATAACAGGAGATGAGAATTTTCTAAGAGATAGTTTCCTATTCTCAACAGCACAGGGAATTAATTGTATTCCTGATGGAGAAAAAGCGGACGGCAATTACGATAGGGTACCTAGAGGAGTTATCAATATGACATCGCTTAACGTAGACCCATCTAAACTTGTAAACAAGAGAAATGAAGGATTTTATGCTAAGCTAGATGAAAATGGAACAATGCAGAGCTACATGGCAGAATTTGATATGGTTCCAATTGTTGTCGGTATTGACGTGACTATAGTACTATCAAGTCAACTTGATATTTTTAAGGTTACTGAGGCTATTATTAAGAAAATGTACAGGTCTAATTATTATAATGTTGAGGTTGGACATCTAGAAGATGGACTATATAGAATATCATCTGAGTATGTTGTGCCTGATGATTACTCCATGGAAAGACCAATTGAGTTTACTTTTGGAGAAAAAGAGGACTTTAGAATAACATTCTCTCTTGAAGTTAATTCATTTATTCCTTCATTTGATTTTAAAACCGAAAGACATGCTGGAAACAGAATGTACGAAATTGGAAGTTTAAATAATAAAGAGACTGGAAACACTACAGAACCAACGCTAGGAGATAATTACAGTGTTAAGGGAACCGACCTTCCTTTTAAGGAATAAACTCAGATATATAACTAAAATTACAAAACAATAAAATGGCAATATTGAACAAAAATATCTTTACAGTTTGTCTTAAAGAAAACGAGACACGTAGAATTTACTCTGCTGGAAGATTCTTTGAAATTAATGAAAATTCTGTTTCATTAACACACCCAACAAGACTGGAATCAACGCTAGCATGGACATTAGAAAACTTTAATGTTACTGAAAGTGGAATCGAATTCTACTACGATATTAAGGCAAATAGTATAAAACATTTAGTAGAAAGCGTTTCTGCTGATTTTCAAGCTGATCGGTTAGATGAATCAGTTAGAGCACATGATACTATTGGAGAACTTAACGAGAGACTAGTTGACGTAGAATCGATGAGAAAGAGTCATAAGCTATCAAACAATGAAGCGGCAGTAGTAGAGGCTAATGCTATTATTTCAGATCTTAAATCTAAAATTGAAGAGCTTAAAAAAACAGCAACCTACGTTAAGTATTCATATATTGCTGAAGAAAACAAAGCATATATCAATAGTAGAGAAGTTATACTTGAAGGATTTGCCGAACAGGCATTTGCAACTGGACATGTAAACTATAAAAACAAGGATATTTTAGCTGCATTTGAGATAGCTGCTAAAAACTTTAATGGTTTTGGAACTGCAGAAGGTCTTGTAGAAATCACAGATGAAAAGGTTAAATATTCTACGTTTAGAGTTAATGATCTTGGATTTGCTTTTAGAAATAATACTGAATCTAAACTTGAAGAATTCAGATCATTTTCACCAATCGCAACTATTGAATATGTTGCAGAAAAGACTGGAGAAGATTTATCTTTCATGTTTGAAGACTTGTTAGAATCAAAGGAAGAATTAAAAGCTAAAATTGAAGCAAGACTAGAAGAAACCTATTCGCTAATTGCATTCTTAAAAGACCAAAGAAACATTCTGGCTGGAGCTAATAAAAATATAGCCGAAATTAAAGAAGCCGATTTGTTAATTAACGATGAGATTAAACAATTTGAAAAGGTTGTTAAGATTCTTGAAGACGATGAATTAACAAAGAATGATGGATATATGGACGCAATGTTAGACCGTGAATATGGAGAACTAAAATCTGGTTCAGAAATAAAAGTCGATGCTCTAGATTACACATCAGCAGGAAAAGATGATATGATTACAGTGATGTATGCTGGCAAACCTGAAAAGATACTAAAGAGACATATTTCTCTAGCATCTAGAGATTCTATCTAATCAAACAACCAAACTAAAGAGAGGCCAATTGGAAACAATTGGCCTTTTTTGTATATAATACTAAAATAATTATATCGACGTGACTAAAAGAACGAAACAATATCTAAATAATAAAGATCTATATGCGCAAATTGTCTTATCTAAAGAACAAGATAAACTAACTCAAGACGCTGAAAAAATGCTAGTACTCTTGGCAGAAAGAGCAATTAGAAAGTTAAGTTATGTGAATGATGATGATCGCCAGGACTGTCTACAATTCGCACTGCTTGACCTTTTAAAATACTGGAGAAACTTTAATCCAGTCTATACGAATGCATTTGCATACTTTACAGAGATTGCAAAGAGAGGATATGCAAAAGGTTGGAATAAAATTCATCCTAAAAAATATAAGTCTACACTAAGTCTTGATAAGTCAGGAGGCTCTAATGGAGAAGATGGTGGACTATTCAATATTTAATGTCTATAAAGAACGTAAAGCCAACTAAAAACTCAGGATTTATACAAGGGTATTTTAATCCAACCTATCCTGAAAAATACCTTGGAAAGGCCCCTATTATCTACAGGTCCTCTTGGGAGCGAAAGTTTATGATGCTATGCGATATGAGGGAAGATGTCGTTGCATGGTCATCCGAGCCAGTAGAGATAAAATATTGGTCAACACTAGACTCAAAAGAGAGAAAATACTATCCGGACTTTTATATGAAGGTCCAGAAGGGGGAAACATATGAGGAATTCCTAGTTGAAATAAAACCATCTGAACAAATTAAAAAGCCAAAACCACCAACTAAAAATTCTAAAAAAGCCCTAAAATCATATAAATTTTTAGCAGAGCAATTTGTCAAAAATAAGGATAAATATTTATATGCTAAGCGCTGGGCAGAAGAACGAGGCTGGAGATTTATAGTCCTCACTGAAAAATCGCTTAAATAATGGGTGAAATTAAAAGACAAATAGGAATTCTAAGTAGGCAGGCTGGAGGTAAAAAACTTGCTAGAAAGAAAGCACATGATTGGTTTAACTCAGGTAAAAAGAAGAGAGGTGAAACTTCAGTCTCTTCAACTGGTCAAAGATTTCGATCTGGAAAAATATATGTTTTTGAGTATAAAACACCGAAAGGAATTGATCGATTAGAATGGTGGGATAAAAACCCAGTAGTGCTTGCTCTTGATCCACATAAAGGTAATGACGTTGGAATTAATATGAATCTATTGCCAATTAAAGTTAAAGAGGAGCTATTAGATTTTGTCTACGATAGAATGCAGGGCCAGATAAAATCAAAAACAAAAGGCACTCCGTCAGACGCAATTCGACAGGGACAGTTATCATTGTCATATGAAGGAGCTCGGTCGTTTTTAAAAAGATTTGGATTTGATTTTGCAATTAGACAATACATTCCAAACTTAAAGTCAAATCAAGCAGTAGTTGCATATGAGAAATGGGCAGATATTGCACTTTGCGACTTTATAGATTTAAACGGCACCACCGTTGGAAAGGTAAAATATCAATTCAGAAAGCACTTAGAAAAGTAAAGAATATATAAAAAGAATATAATAATAAGATAATGGCAGGATTTACTGACAGAAATGGACCTTTAAGTACCGGTAAAAGATCTTTTAGAATCTCTAATTCATTGAAGAACCTTTCTTCATTTGGGATGAGATATGATGATTTAGTACTAAGACAGTCACAAGCGATTGGACCGATGGAGGACGCGATCGGTTATGGTCAAATGAACCCAATGGGTCTTGACAATGACGATATCTATGGAGCATTTGCGGCTTTATCGATGACGGATATTAATCTAAAAAAGAACATTCCCTTCTTTGATAAAGATTATGCTGGAAAAAGAGACGAACTAAGAAGATTTTCACTTAATGATGAGATCGAGGACATTCTCGATATTATGTGCGATGAAACAATAGTTTATGATGAAAAAAACTTCTTTGCATCTCCTGAAATTCTTGGAATGGATGCAAGTGAAGCAGTTGAAAAAGACCTTAACAAATATTTTAAACAAATATATCAATACTTTGGATTTACACAGGATCTGTCTGCATGGTACTACTATAGAAAATTCTTAGTTGACGGCTATCTTGCATTTGAGATTATTTACTCACCAGATCAAAAAGAGATTATTGGATTTAAAGAGTTAGATCCAGTTACTCTTATTCCAGGCTATAATCACGACGATGGTAAAAAAGTATGGGTACAATATAAAGACGATCCAGTAAAAGAGAGAAAATTATATGACTCTCAAATAATTTACGTTTCTTACTCTTCAATCACAACCGCAAGTAGGGTTTCATATGTTGAAAGACTTATAAGAGCATTTAACCTTTTGCGAATTATGGAACACACTAGAGTAATATGGGCAACTACAAACTCTAGCTTTAGAATGAAGTTTATTATACCGGTTGGTGGTAAATCTAAAACCAGAGCAAAACAATCTCTTGCCCAACTAATGCATTCATATAAAGAAAGTGTAGATTTTGATTGGGATAGTGGATCTCTGCAAACCGACGGTAAACCAATGTTACAATTCAATAAAGAATATTGGTTGCCTAGTAAGGAGGGAGAAACTCCTGAAATTGAAACTCTTGGAGGAGATGGACCAGATCTTTCAGACACAGAAGCTCTAAAATATTTTAGTGATAAATTAAAGCACGTTTCTAAAGTGCCATATTCACGTTTCTTATATGAAGACGGAGGAGGAGACTTTAATCTTGCAGCAGATGGTATGATCCGTGATGAAATTAAGTTTAGTAAGTTTATTAAAAGACTTAGATCAGTATTCCAAGAAATTTTAGTAAAGCCTTTATATCTTCAAATGTGTCTTAAATATCCTGAATTTGAAAATGACCCTCAATTTAAGACCCAAGTCGCTCTACGATTCAACGAAGAGAATGTATTTGCTGAATTAAAGAACTATGAAATCATGGAAAGAAGACTAGACTTTATTGGACAAATGCGTGATAGTCTATCCACAGAAAATCCAGAAACAATGGAACAAGAGCACTTCTTTGATATGGACTTCCTAGTTAAGAAATACCTTAAAATATCCGAAGATGATCTTGCGGCAAACGCAGCAGCAAAGGCTAAAGATAATGCAAAAAAAGCAGGAGAGCAACCAGAAGATCCAATGGGAATGGAAGGATTCTAAAAAAGATAAATAAGACATGAAATACGTAAAGTTATTTGAACAATTTATAAAAGAGGATGTAATGAAACCTAATGAGGAATCAGAGGTTATTGTAGATGATATTGAACTGGAGAATGGTAAAATAATCTCTTCAGCTGAAATAGTTGGCGTTATTATAAATTCTGAAAGTGAATCAGAGCTAGAGGACTATTTCTATAGTAAATATGGTCAAAACGCGTTTAAGGCTGGAGAGCTTGCTGAGATTAATAAACTATGGAATGAGTATACTGCAGAGGAGAAGGAAAAAGAGGCTGAAGAGGAAAAAGAGGCTGAAGGAGGAGAGGATGACTTAGGACTTGGCGATATTGGTGGTGAAGAAAGCGGTGAAGAAAGTGGTGAAGAAGACATTGATATATAACAAGTAAAAAAGTTTTTTAAAACACAGGATATATAAAGAAATAAATAAATCAAAAATATGGAAAATAATAAGGACCTTTTGATTGTTGAAATGTCATCGAGTACATTATCGGTAGCAGACGGCAAAGAAAAAGATTACATCTTAGAAGGTATTTTCGGAGAAATCGATGTAAAGAATAAGAATCAAAGGATTTACACCGAGAACGAATACATTCCTCAAATTGAGTCTCTTCAGAGTAAAATTAAGTCTGGAAAGCTATTAGGTGAGTTAGATCACCCTTCACAATTTGATGTTTCTCTAAAAAACGTATCTCACATAATTGAGGAACTCTACTACGAGAAAGAAACTAAGCAGGTTAAGGGAAGAATCAGACTATTAGATACTGATGCAGGTAGACAAGCAAAGGCATTAGTTGATGCAGGCGTACCTTTACAAATTTCATCTAGAGCAGCTGGAGCTGTTGAATCTAACGGTACTGTTAAAATCAAGCAATTGTTTACTTACGATTTAGTAGCAGATCCTGGATTTGAAAATGCAGAACTAAAAAGAGTTAATGAATCTTATGGATTTTCTAACGAAAATGGTCTCTATATTTTTGAGATAGATAAAGCAAATAACGAACAAACAAAAATCATAGAAAAACAAAACATGGCAGATTTCGTAAAAGCTGAAGACTTTAATAAGTATACAGAGTATCTTGCAAATGAGATTAAATCATTAAAAGAAGCCTTAACTACTAAAGACTCTTCTGAAGCAAATGAAAACAATGAGCTAGAAGGAATTAAAGCTCACAGCGATCATATCGTTGAAAATGTAAACAACGTAGCAAAATACGTAGAATACTTATCAGAAAAACTAGATCAATCTATCCAGTATAGTGAGCATGTTGCTGAGAAAGCAGATCATGGAATCCAGTATTCTGAAGAACTAGCAGAGAAACTAGATCTATCAATCCAACATACAGACCACGTAGCTGAGAAACTAGAACAAGGAATTAGTTATACGGAACATGTTGCTGAGTCAGTATCTAGTCTAAAAGAATATGCTAACTATTTAGCAGAAGCGCACAATGAAAATACAACTTCTGCCGAAAAACTTGTAGAATACACTAACTATTTAAAAGAGAATCTACAATCAGTTACTGAATACACACAATATATTGCTGAATCAATCAATGAAAACTTAGTAGTTGAAGAGGAAGGAACTGAAGCTGGTAAAGAGGTTGAGGATCTTGAAAAAGACGTTGAAGTTGGAGATAACTCTGCAGAAGGAGACGTTAAAGGTGAAGAAGTTGCTGCTCCAGCTGAAGAATTAGATTCAGAATTGGATAACAGTGATCAAAAGATCGCTCCAGAAGGAGATGATGCAGAAGATACTTCAGCTGAACTTGAAAAAGATCTAGAAGGAACTGCAGATGATTCTGGAAAAGAAGTTGTTTCAACTAACGAAGCATATAGAAGAGAAATCTCTGAAAAGCTTAATATTCTAGTTGAAAGTGCAACTAAGAAAGAGAATGAAAATCCATCTTTCTTTAAAGTTGTTTCTTCTAAAGTACAAGAAAAATACAATGCACTTAACGAAGATGCTAAAAAAGAGGTAAGATATAATGTTTCTAAGAGAGGCTTTATGACTGAATCTCAAGTTGAATCTATTATCGATAGATCTACACTAATCGTTGAGAACAGAAATGCAGCACCTTACTTTATTGAAGTTATGCCAACTGAATATAAAGAAACATGGGAAACTCTTTCTGAGGCAAAACAAAATCAAATTAAAGCACAGGCTAACTACCACAGATTAGAAACTGAGTACCAAGTAAGAAACTTCTGGCAAACCAGAGATCTTAGAGAGGCTGCTCCAGTAATGGAAAAGCTAGAGATGGTTAAAGAATCTAAAGAAGAGGTTAAAGGACTTGGATACGATGTATCTAACTATGCTGCTGAAATTAAGAAAAGATTTAACAAATAATATAAATATATAAAACATATCGACGATAGGGCAACAGAAGCAGAAAGCCCGTAATGTCGAAATAACCATTAAAAAAATAAAATAAAACAAAATGGCTAATTTAATTA